GATCAGTCTGCGTTCCAACCGTTACTCTCATAGGACCACCACACCATCACTGCGGACCAAGAACAAGAGGAAAATCACCATGTCATCTGCCGGGGTTGCGCCCACCGCAGGGAAGGAAACTTTCACTCGACCAGAGTAGCCAACGCAGTTAGTAGCGTTGATTTCTAGTCCGGGGTCGGTACTCATCAGCGACCACGCACCAGCATCAATGACTAGCGTACAAGTGCCAGCCAACGCACTAATGTTGGTGATCGTTAGAGGAATCGCAGGGGGTGTAGGGGTGTAATCCGCAATGTCAAACGTCAGGCCATTGCGCGTGTCAATGATGTTGGTGACGCTTCTGCGGACAATCTGAGCGTCAATCGTCGCGCCGGTCAAGTTGACAGGCGTTCCATTCGACGTAAACGTCAGATTCCAATACGTTTGCTGGTCCCAAACAAGTTCGCCAGCAAGAATAGGATTGTCGAATCCACTGACCTGTGCCAGCGTATTCTTGTTAAAGACAGCCATGTCAGGCTCCCTGCTCTCAGGTTGTTACGCTCCCCGCGTACTCGCAGGGCTACGGTGTCTTGTATTGATTTTAGCCACACAAATAAATGCAAGCAATCATTTTGACCTCCGTAGGAGAGGCAAAGGTAGCCGCTTCTTGCGCCTTGGCAACTGTATATGAACGGATTAAATCGTCTGCCTGTTTCATGCCTTTACCGGGCATCGAACTGGTGACAATCAAGTCTCCCGGCTGAATGTCTCCGTTCTCACCGCACACGTTGACCTGACCGTCACCCAAGGCGTTCATGCTGACCAGATAGTAGTCTTGCGCTAGTGCCTCTGTTTGAGGGTTTGCCACAAGCACGTTTTCTACGCTTTCCCTGCCGTTTTCGTCCGTCGTGACGTTGACGCTTAGGCTATCAATAAGTGCTGCGGGCGGTTCTTGCGGGTTTAAGGTTTCTGTATATGCGTAGATACCGCAAGCCTGTGCGTTTGCCTGACTAGATACAACCACCGAAAACAGCGTGTTGGATACGTCTTTCTTGGCAATCAACTGATTGTTGACCAAGATGTCTCCTGCTGCGACTTGAGCGGTCTTAAGTAGCAATCCATCGTGTGACCCGGTAAACGGGCCATACGTCCCCACCTCGGCATAAAACGCATCGCCGCCAGCCGTTGCCGCAATACCAGACGAAACAATAGTATTGGAAGCGTTTAGATGACGGAATCGCGCTGCGTGTTGCGTTGTAATCGTATCCTTTTGCTTGCCCTCTACGATTAGTTGACCCTCTGCCCTTGAGCCACGAATGTAAGTAATTGGCGTTCCTGTGTATGTCGTGCTATCAGACACATACAACCCAGTAAATCCAGTTGGATTAAGCCAAAGGCATTCACCAGAATAAGTGGTGTTTTGACCGTCAAGCGCCGTATAACTGATTGCAGTTGTGCCAATCGTCCCAGTTGTTGCGCCGCTAAAGTAGTAATACTTATCAACGCTCGTTGTGCCAGCAATGATTAGCGTCATCTGACGATTTGTGCCGTCATACAGTTCTGCCCAAGTATCAGAATCTGTAGCCCTAGTCCATGCTCCAGTAGCAACAACGTAAATGCCGTTTTGGCTAGTTGTGGTCTGGTTTTTTACCAATACCCTATTTCCAGCAACAACAGCAACACCATCAATCGTCTGCGTTCCAGACAAGGTAATGTTTGCAGTCGTTGCCACTCGGCAGTTATCTACTTGAAAGTAACCGTTTGGATTGCCGGTTTTGGTAAACCAACCAGACGAAACCGCTCCACCATTAGATATGTCTTGCAAATAAAACACGGGCGACGAACTACCGTCCCCGCGAAATACTCTTAGCGCACTTCCTCCTGTGCTAATGCCAAGTTCAACATAATTATTTGAAAATGACGTTAGGTTTTTGAACGTGCCACTTCCTGCAATATTCAGACTTGTGCCACTCCATTGCAGATAGTTTGTGGCATCGCCAATACTGAACTTATAAGCAGAGCCGCTGTAGCCAAGGAAAAAGCCTGTGCCAGTAGCGTAGTTAGTTTGCCCGCCTTTAATGGCACCATACGAATCCATCGTGATGTTGCCGCTGACGTTCAAGTCACCCGTATCGGTAGAAAAGGCCGACAAAGTTCCTACGCGCAACGTAGCGATATAAGGCGTTGACCAGACAATCTGGTCTAGTGTGGAGTTGTATGTTCCATCTGTGCGATACAGAGGATTCACGCTTGTCGGGTCAGGATCAGTTCCCGTCCACGTTGCGCTAAATCCCCAAGTAGACAAGGATTGCGCCGACGATGGGAACGATGCGGTGCCGGTTGTGGTGATCGTGCCGTAGGTTTGCGTAATGGTGCCCGATACCCGCGCAAACGCTACGCGAGGCGAATACACGCTGCCTGCATTGGTTTCTGTCAGCAACAGCCGCGCTTCAGACCATGTAATTGTGGTTGTGGTGGCTGATTCCAGCGCCGAAATATCAATGCTTGCCGACACAAGAACATAGCCACTTCCCGGCGATGTACCCGGCAGCAATGTCCAACCAGAAGGCGGCGGGAAACTGTCTGTTGCCCATGTGTAGGTAGACGTTCCGCTAGGCAGCGTTGGTGCCGTGTTAAACCATTTGTAGACGATTGCCGTTGCCGTTTTAAGGGCACTAGACGTAGGCAGAGGCGACCAGACAAACGACGACGATGACGTACTACGCGCAGATGCTGCGCTTTCGTTGCCAACGATGTACGAAAAATAGTACGTCCCCGCAGGCAAAACCAGATTCAAGAAGTCATAGTTTGCGCTGTTGGTAAATGGAGCGCCACTTACCAGAGTCTGTCGGCTAAGTTCAAACCAATCCCCGACAGCAGGCGTTGCGGAAGTTGTCGCATACAGAATGACTTGCGTTACCCGACCAGTAGCCGGGATCGTCACGCGAACATCAAAACTAGGCTGCGTGGCGTCAGGCCGCGATGCAAGAACTGTAGGTGTACCAGTCGCAGAGAAGTATTCTGGTGCTGCAATGTTGCTGTTAGGAACAGGCGCATAAGCGGTAATTGAGGCATCGTCATAAACAGCCGCGCTGTATTCAGACATCTCTAGACGCGCCCCGAGGTTGCCGTCAGGCAGCGAAACCTCGTTGACCTTCATTACCCGGAACAACTTGGAAGACCAGCCGTAGTCCGCGTTGGTCACGCTCACCACATCACCGGCATCAACCTGAATGCCAAAGTAAGTGGTGTTGAAACTAACGATCAAGTCCTCGCGGGCTTGCTCCAGAACCCGGTTGGCAAGGTACTGAGCCTGCACCGAGTCGTTGACCAGATCGTAGGTAACGGATGTCTTGTTAACCGGCTCGTTCGGGTACAGCAATCCAGCAGGGGTTTGTAGGAATACAAAGTTCGGTTGGTCTTTGTTTTCCTTGAACGGGAACCGAGCCTCAATTTGGTTGACGCTTGAAGTAATGTCCGTAGCACTAACGCGAATCTCACCAACAATATTAGTATCGTTAAAGGCAAAGGCCGCTGTCTCTGCTTTGTTGACCACAACAGACCACTTGCCAGAGGCCGCGTTGTACGTCATCCACGAATCGCAAGCGGTCAGAATCTTGTCAATGTTTTCCAGACAAGGAATGTTCCCCGTCAACACCCCATTGATGCGATACCGGGCTTGCGTAGCCGAGCCGCCACCAGAAGGCGTATAGGTAATGGTCTGATCTGAATAAGTGTTAAGCGTGGTTGCAGCAGCACTATCCACATACGCAGCGTCAACAGCGGCACCATAAATAGTGCTGGTCATGTAGTCATACCAAACGTCACCGGGTTTGGCTACACCTGTGCCGTTTAGCGCATGTTTGACCTTGAATGTGATGGGCTGCAGGCTCGTCTGACCATCGTTTGCGTTGTAGAACAAAGCAACAACAGCAAACGCCAATCCATTCATTCGCCGCCCGGTAGAGGGCCATTGCTGTGCGGCAGGAACAGAATTGGCGGTGTAAACAGGTGACGGACTCGTTGCGCCATAGACTTGCCACGGCATGTAGCCCGTATTTACGGCAGTAATATTTCCACTAGCGTCCGACGTATAAAGACTGATATACAGTTCTGCGTCAATTTTGGTATCTACGTTGCCCGCATCATCAGTCAGGCTTACAACTCGCGTTAAATCTGTAGTGTCAAACGTAATGAGTCGCCCACCATAGTAGAACTTTGTGCGGTCAAACGTAAATTGACCGTTGGGGCTAATGCTAGAAATCGCCAACGTGTAGTACATCACCTTCTGGTTTGTACTTAGCACGGCATCTACAAATGTGCCGCCAAGGTACGCATCGCCATAGACAACAGGTACAGCGTTGTCTGTAGTCGGTGGAACTTGCTCCCTGTTGTTTGTGCTTTGCTGATCGTCTACGTTTGGTGCAAAAGCACGATTGACAATAAAAGAAACGGCAAAGTTAATTGCAAAAGTTGCTACTGCATATACAACTGTGCCTTGAACTAAACCGATTGCTGCGGCAATCAATGATCCGACCATGATTTATTCCCTGAAAAACGATGCACCCATAGCCTTGTAGCCACGCTTGGTGTAATCAATCAATGGACCGTTAGCCGAAATAGAAGTAAACACTACATCTACTTCTTTGTCTTGCAGCATTTGATGGGCTATGTCATCAAACTCTTTCCAAAGCCTTCCGCCCAAAGTGCCGATTCGATTCTCTGGCTCAACCCACCACAATAGTTCGTGAAGTTCGCGCACGTTGGGACACCAGATATTGTGTTGCTTTACAGCAATAATTGTCCCGCGCATCTGTTTATCTATC